ATTTGAAGAGCTACAGGTTAAAATTAAAGGAATGGTTGAAAAATTACCTTTAACTGTTGAGTCAATGAATAAAATGAAAAATATTGAATTGAATGAAGAAAAAGCAGTTGAATTTGCTAAAAAAGCTTTAACAACTCGTTTCAATGAAAAAGAAATGAAAAGGATTAAAATTGATATTAAAGATATTTTAACACCAGTTAGAGTTGAAGATAGTGGAAAAGATTTATGGTCAATTTTTAATGTAGTTCAAGAAAAAGTTATTGATGGTGATTTCACTTATATTGCAGGTGGGAAAGTTAGAAAAGCAAGACAAATTAAAAACTTTAGACAAGATCAAAAAGTTAATCAAGAATTATTTGAATTGGCTTTAGAATATACAGCTTAGTATTAAAATTAAATTACAAATTAGCCCCAAATATGGGGCTTTTTTCTTGGTATAAACACGTCTATTAGACGATTTAAAACGCTAATTTAATATTTATAACCATAGACATAAACTATGGATGCATATATTGATATTTTAAAACAAGCCATTATTGAAAATACTAAAGAGCTTGAAGAGAATGCTGATAATTATTCAATGAGTCAATTATTTTTTATGAAAGGTTATACCCAATCTCTTAAGGATGTGTTGGTGGATTTAGAAGAAAATGATTTAGAAGATAGAAGTAAGTTTTATACATTGAGAAAATTTAATTTGAATTGAATTTGCCTCCCCAATTTTTCTTTCACATATTTATAATCAATGATTGACATTGATAAAATATTCGGTATGTTTGGTAAGGATGATCCTAATAAGGATTACCCTGAACCTTCAGAAGATGAAATAAAAGGGATTATTGGGTTTGAAGAATTCAGAACTACTCCTACTTATCATTTAAAAATGTTTCAAAAAGTCGTTTTAAACCATATGGCATTTCAAAAGAAATTGATTAAGCTATTTAAAGAATCAGATCCTGAGATAGGAGATTTTGATGATTTAGAAGAAGCAGGTCAACATATGGCTTTTTATAGGGGTTGGGATTATTTAAAATTAACTAACCTTGATAAAGAAATATGGCGTGATTGTGTGAGAATACAAGACCCTGAGAAGTTAGGAGAGGCGCTTTCTACAACATTAAATTTCTTTGAATCCATAGAAGAATACGAAAAGTGCGCCTTTATTAAAAAAATTATAACTTTTCTAGAAGATAATTTGGCCCCCAAGAACTAAGATAGTATATTATGGATACGGGTTTAAAGAAGAACTAATAAACCCGAAACGATAATAAAAACAAAAACGAGAAACGAGAAACGTGACTCGGTTGAATATAAGGGGGTAGGATACTCTCACTGTTTTTTATTAATAAAATTTGATATGAGAAATAAAAAGTTAATGCAACGTCGCCTACAGACATTAGATGGTAAATTTAAGAAACTGGATATGGAAATTCATAGAGGTGGGAATAGAGAATCAATCAACGCTGTCCAAAGAGAAATTGTTGAAGTAATTCAAGATTTAAGAGATATTGTAGATAGAGAAAATGATTAATATGGAATTAAAGGCAGAACAGATCCAATCAAATTGGGAAAAGATGTTAGGTTATATTAACACTTACATCTCAGATCCTAGAAGAGAGAAACTTATTGAATTTTACAAGAAACATGAAGAAGAAATCATGTTAATGCCTGCTTCTCATAAAAAGGCTTACCATAATTCATTTCCAGGTGGATATGTAGATCATGTTAATCGTGTAATTGAAGGTGCTTTAGCAACTAATAAAATTTGGATTGAATTTGGAGCCGAACAAAATTATACAGTTGAAGAACTTGTATTTTCTGCTTTAAACCATGATTTAGGAAAATTAGGGGATGAAGATAATTACGCCCATATACCATCTCAGGATGAATGGAGAAAGAAGAATTTAGGTGAAATGTATAAATTTAATAATGCACTACCTTTTATGTCAGTACCAGAACGTAGTATAAAACTTCTAGTAGACAATGACATTAAATTAACTAAAAATGAATGGTTAGCAATAAGATTACATGATGGATTATATGATCCTGCTAATGAGCCTTATTTAAAAGCCTTTATGCCCGAATTAAAACCTAGAACATCTTTAATTTATATAGTTCATCAAGCAGATTTAATGGCTGCTAGAATTGAATTTGAAAAAGAATGGTTACCTAAATTTGGTAAAAAGGAAGTGGAAAAAGAAAAATCTAAAACAAAAACAAACATCAAATCAAAAGCTCTTGGTTCTATCAAGAGTGAAGGTTTAAAGAATATGTTAAATAGTCTATGATCGAAATAATAGTAATATCAGTATTATCGGTTTTAGCTGTAATCTTAATATTTACAACTATCAACCTCCTTAAAAAGAATGAAAAACAAGAAGATATCCTTATGGGTTATATTCAATATCTAGATCAGATTTCCAAAACTATTGAGGCCTCTGATAAGAAACTTAAGGAAATTGATAATGCTGGAACCTTTAAATCTGATGATGAGGTAGGACATTTTTTCAAAGCTGTACAACAAATTCAAAACATCCTTAATGATTTTAAAGTAAAAAGAATTAAATAATCGTGAGTGAAAAAAAAGAAAAGAAAAAGGTAGTCAAGAAAAGAAGACCTAAATCAAAAAACTATTTTACTCAGGATACTGAGGATGCTATAGTTAGATATAATAATAGTGATGACCCAGAATTAAAAAGTAAAATATATGGTAATGAAATCCATTATCCATTTTTTAAACTTACAGAAAATATTATTCATACTTTTAAATTTTATTATACTGAGGTAGATAAAATAGAGCACCTCCAACATGAAGTTATAACATTTTTACTAAAGAAAATTCATTTATTTGATCCTAGTAGAGGTGCTAAGGCTTATTCTTATTTTGGTACTATAGTAAAACGTTGGCTTATATTATATAATACTAAAAATTATAAAAAAAGAATAGATAAAGCCCCAGTTGAAGATTTATATAAAGATGAAAAATATTCTTATAATCTAGAAGATGATAAAGGTATAGAAAAATTATCTTATTTCATGGATAGATATATTAAATATGTTGAAGACAATTTTGAAAAATTCTTCCCAAAAGGAAATGATGCCCAAATAGCAGATGCTATATTAGAATTATTTAGAAAAAGAGAAAGTATAGAAATCTTTAATAAAAAGGCCCTATACATCTACATCAGAGAAATAATGGCCACTAATGGTCTAGAGGTGAAAACTCCTAAAATTACAAAAATAGCAGGTAGATTATATGATCTATTCAAAGATAATTATATCTTCTTTTTAAACACAGGTTATATAGAATTTCAAGAAGAGTAATTCTTCATATTTATACCCATAAAAATCTAATAAATATGAGCCATTTAGATAAAAAAATATTCGGGAAAAAATCCTACTCTGATCTCTTAAAAGAGATATACGACAACCAAAAGAAAAAAGAAAACCAAATTAGCGCATTAATTAATGAACTAAAACCATTAATCAGTGATATAGGTGATGCTACAATGATTGTACCACTTATAAAAGAATACATGGAATTAGGTATTAAAAATGATGAAGCTTTAATAAAAGTCGCTACTATTTTCCAACGTATATTTGCAAATGAAGGAACAGAAGAAAATGGATTTGGTATTTCTGAAGAAGAAAAAGAACAATTACTCCAAGAAATAAATAAGCTCCAATTACCACCTAAAAAAGAGGATAAAGATGATTAGAGAATTTGGATTTAAAAATCAAAATGATACATCACTATCAGATTTTAAAGGTAATATTATAACCGGCAGGGTTAAAAATATCTACTTGACTGGAACTGATGATGAAGATTTAGGTTGTATTGAAATTGAATCTATTGCTAATAAAACAAATACAACCCAAAAAGCATATCCTTTTTTTCCAAATAATACTTCTTATCCTTTAATAGATGAAATAGTTTTATGTTTTAACTTACCATCACAATATATAGGTTCACAACAGGCTAATGAAAAATTATATTATATAAATGTTGTTAATGTTTGGAATAACCCACATGTAAATTTCTACCCTAACCCAGATAAAACTAATGGTAATATTCCATCATCAGAAAATAAATCTTACAATCAAATTTTTGATTCATCCCCAGTAAATTTATCATCTAAACCAAATGAATCTCTTCCAAGTGTTCAGGGTACATTTAGAGAAAGAGATAATATCCATCCTCTACAACCTTATATGGGTGATATTATTCAACAGGGTAGATTTGGTAACAGTATAAGATTTGGTAGTACAAATCAAAGACCAGATAATAATAATGGAATAAATGATTGGTCTAAATACAAAGGTGAAAGTAGAATATTTGACACTAAAGTACAGGCCCAAACCGGTGATCCTATTTTAATTTTAAGAAATGGTCAACCTGTATTAAATAGTAAATTACCAAATAAACCATGGACTCCAATAAATGAAAAAATAAATTGGGATTTATCTTCAATTTATATGACCTCTAATCAACAGATACCTATTGAATTTAATGGTAAACCTTGGAAAAATCAAATTGAATCCTTTACTGAAGACCCTCAACCTATAGAACCTAAATTATATGCTGGTGGTCCTCAAGTTATAATAAGATCTGATAGATTAGTTTTAAATGCTAGACAGGATAGTATATTATTAAATGCTCAAAAATCAATATCTTTATCATCAACAGACAATATTAATTTTGATACTAATAAAATGGTAATAGAGTCTCAAAATGTAAAATTAGGTAGTTATGATGCTACTGAATCTTTAATATTAGGAGATACCTTTTTAGCCCAACTTGACCAAGTAATGATAGCCCTACAAAATCTTTGTAGTCAACTCTCAATAGAACAAAATTGGCCAGCAGGTGTTGCTGTTCCAAAAGCTAATGTAATTACTACAGCATTAGCCCTACAAAATATAGCTGGAGGAGTTTCTAAAAATATAGAATCATTTAAGTCAAAAACAATAAAAACTAAATAATGGCATCTATTAATATTATAGGGAAAGTTATTGATACTATCACTAGGGAGGGTTTATATAATGTTAATATCAAAATCAACCAAAATGGTGTTTATACTAAAAAAGGTTTTATTACTGATTTAGAAGGTAATATTAATTCTAATATAAATTTAGAAGTTGGAACTTATGTTTTTGAGTTTTCAAGTATTGGTTATACTTCAAAAACAAGAACAAGAAAAATTACACCCACAACAAAACAAATTAACCTAAATACAACAGAATTAGAAGAATCTGATACATTATTAAATTCCTTTGAAATAGTAGCACCACCATCTTTATCAATATCAGGTAGTGTTATAGATAAAAACACAAACATATTTTTATCTGAGGCTACTATATTATCATCAGATCCAAAAGGGGAATCAAAATCCCAAACAGATGGTAAATTTACTATATCTTTAAATATTAAAGATTCTAATATAATTACTAAACCTAAAGAAATTAAAGAAGATACTAGTATTAATACTGTTGTTGTAGGAGGTGTATCTTGGGCTACATCACAATATATGCAAAAACAGTGGGAGTTAGCAGGATTATCAACAGATAGAGTAGAGTTTATAAATTATAATGAAAAACAAAAATTTCAAGATACAATAACACAACCAGCAGTTAGAAATATAATGGGTTTTTCAGGTGGTGGTAATCTAATTTGGCCTGAAGTGAATAAAGATTTTGATTTTATAGGTTTAATAGATCCATCAGCACCTAAAGTAATTAAATCCATTCCAGGTCTACCATCAAATGTTAAATTAGTTTCTAATTCAAATAATTGGATTGGTAATAAAGGAACAACAAAAAGTTTTTTATATAATAATTTATTATCTATGGAACGTAATGGTGTATCTAATAAATGGGGTACAAGACATGAACAAATGCCTTTAAAATTTTTCCAAACTTATAAAGATTTATTTATTTCTAAACCTGAAGAGAATAAAGAAGTTATAACAACATATAAAAACTTTAATATTTTATTAGCAAAAGAAGGATACAACCAAGTAGAAGTCCCAGCAGTAAACGGTGATGGTACATTAAAAAAAGACTTAGGTAAAATAAAATTAGTCCCCATAAAACAAGATGTAAAAGAAGAAATTATTAAGAATAAGCAAATAACTGAAGTACAAAAGGAAATCATAAATGAAGACTCCCCTAAAGATTTTACATCATCAGTATTAAAAAAAGTATTTCAAACTATCCAAGATAGACTAATACCTATAATACTTCAACAAATAGCAGCTTTTGGTATCTCTAAATTTAATGAAGGAGTTATTAAGAATATAAGTAATCTGCCAAAAACATGCCCACCCAATATAGATGCTTTAAATATAGTAATAGCTAAAAAAAATAAACTAACTAAACAGTTAAATAATTTATATAAAAGTATTAATTCAATTAATAAATTTCTTAACATACCAGAAATGACAATTGAAATATCTGAAAAAGCTATAATAGCAGCTAAAATAGGATATAATGTTCAAGCTTTTATTCCCTCAACTGTTGCTACTCCTAATCCTGTAGGACCAATTTTATTAGTAAAAGACCTAATTGATAAATTAGAAGATTTAATTGATGTCCTAGATAAAAAAATAGGAACAGGAAAAATACAATTAAGACTTATAATAGAAGAATTAAAAAAAGTATTAACTTTACTTAATGTATTAGATGCCTTAATTCAAAGTTGCGCTGAAGAAATAGGGGGAACAGCAGAACAACAAACTCAAGTATCAAATGAATTATTAAATTCAACACAACAACAATCAAACCAATTATCACCTGTTGTGACTAATGTAAATGGTTTTGAAATGGCTGTTATAACTGTAGATAATGTCACAATTAATGGATTAAAAAGAAGAAGAGCAATAGCTAGGAACAAATCAGGAGTTATAATGTTACAAGGAGAACCATCATTTTCATCAAATGATCAAATTTTAATTGATGAGTTAGTATTTTACATTCAACAAAATGATTTAAAAGCAGACTAGTATAATATTTATAAAAAACACAACATGAAAACCACGTTATTAAAAAAATTAATCAAGGAAGCAGTTAAAGAAGCTATCCAAGAAGAATTAAAAGAAGTTTTATTAGAGGCTGTAAGAGCACCTAAACCAACTTCAATTCAAGAAAATAGAACAATAACATCAACAACACAAGCACCAGTTGTACAAACACCACCAAACCATTCTTTAGCTGATAAGAAGCAAAAATATATGGATGTGTTAGGTGAAACTGCTATAAATTTAAACAGCAGCCATGCTCAAAACTTTAATTCACAACCTTTTAAACCACAAGGTAATGTAGATACTACTTCACCAAATGGTCAACTACCTGGAGGAGAAGTTAATATGGATCAAATAATAGGTTTAATGGCAAATAGATAATGGCATTTAACGCTCAACAAATATCACCAATTGACTTTAATAAAAGTGCTGCTGTAGGAGTAGATATTCCATTTTCTACACCTGGAGTATTTAAACCTAATTATACCACAGCCGCAGCTATTAAAAATAATTTAATTAATTACTTCCTAACCAACCCAGGAGAAAGACCTTTAAATCCAACATTTGGGGGTGGGTTAAGAGCGTTTATTTTTGAACAAATTACAACAAACAATTTAGATTTTTTGGAAGAAAGAATTTCTAATGATTTAGGTTTATTTTTTCCAAATATAATTATAGGTAATTTGGAAATTCTAAAACAGGAAGATAATAACACCATAACAGTAGAATTAACATATAGTGTTTCAAATACTAACATTAATGATACATTGCAAATATCCTTTACATAATGGCAACAGTAGATAGAGACGTAAAATATATAAATAGAGACTTTTCTGATATTAGAGCTAAGTTAATAGAATTTTCTAAAACTTATTTCCCTAATACCTACAATGACTTTTCTCCAACATCACCAGGTATGATGTTTATGGAACAAGCCTCTTATGTAGGTGATGTTATGTCTTTCTATTTAGATAACCAATTACAAGAAAATTTCACACAGTTTGCTAGACAAACTAATAATTTATATGAGTTAGCCTACATGTTTGGATACAAACCAAAGGCTACAGGTGCTGCTCAAGCAGTAATAGAATTATACCAACAAGTCCCAGCTAAATTAAATGGTTCTAGTTATGTACCTGATTATGATTATGCATTAACAATAGGAGAAAATAGTACAATAGCATCAACATTATCAACAACCGTTAATTTTTTAATGGAAGATAAATGTGACTTTTCATCATCAAGTTCTTTAGATCCAACAGAAGTATCAATATATAGTATAGCAGGTAATATCCCACAATTTTACCTTTTGAAAAAAACAAGAAATTCAATATCAGCAACAATTAATACTCAAACATTTTCATTTGGTTCACCAACACAATTTCCAACAATTGATATAACTGGAAATAATATAATGGGCATTTTAGATATAGTAGATAGTGATGGTAATACTTGGTATGAAGTAGATTATTTAGGACAAGAAATGATCTATGATAATATTAAAAATACAAATGTTAATGATCCTAATGTAGTAGATGAAGATGAAGTTCCATTTTTATTACAATTAAAAAAAGTACAAAGACGTTTTGCTACACGCTTAACATCAGAAACAAATTTACAAATTCAATTCGGAGCTGGTAATCCGAATGATGTGGATGAAAATATTACACCTAATCCTGACAATGTTGGTATTGGTTTACCATTTGAAAAGGATAAATTAACAACAGCATATTCTCCATCAAATTTCTTATTTACTGGAACTTATGGAATTGCCCCTTCAAGTACTACTTTAACAGTAAGATATTTAACTGGTGGTGGTGTTGCATCCAATGTTCCATCTGGGGATTTATCAACATTAGATACTTCAAATACTCTATTTAATTCATCAAATTTAAATGCTACTACCTCTAATTATATATTTGGAACCATAGCTTCTACAAATCCTGATGCTGCCGATGGAGGTCAAGCAGGTGATACACAAGAAGAACTAAGACAAAATACTATATCAACTATATCAGCTCAACAAAGATCAGTAACATTAGATGATTATATGGTTAGAGCTTTAAGTATGCCATCAGAATATGGTACAGTTTCTAAAGCTTTTATTGAAAAACCAAAATTAACAGATGATCAGGTTTCAACTATAGAAACATTAAATTTATGGGTTTTATCTCAAAATTCATCAGCTCAATTTTCTACACCTAAACAAACATTAAAAAGAAATTTAAGAACTTATTTATCACAATATAGAATGATTGGAGATAATATTGAGATAAGAGATGCTTTTATTATTAATATAGCTTTAGACTTTGAGATAATAGTTTTACCTAATTATAACAATAGTGATGTTATATTAGCTTGTATTCAATCCTTACAACAATATTTTGCAAGAGATAATTGGCAAATTAATCAACCAATATTAGTAAGGGATTTATTTGTTAGATTAGATAAAATTGAGGGAGTACAAACTGTGAAAGATATTATTATATCTAATAAAGCAGGAACATCATCAGGATATTCACAATATGCTTATGATATATCAGCAGCAACACAAAATAAAGTAATTTACCCTTCATTAGATCCTAGTATTTTTGAAGTAAAATATCCTAATAATGATATTAAAGGTAGAGTAGTACCACTATAAAATTAAAAAATGGCAGTTTATAAATTATTTCCATACAAAGACACAACCTTATATTCATTATATCCTGAAATGAATACAGGGATAGATCCTATAACATCTATCACTAATTTGAATATAGCTATAGATTCTAGTCCTCAAGTATCTAGATTTCTAACTGAATTTGTTCAAGAAGAAATTGAAGATGTTATTAATAATAAAATCTCAGGCTCTCAATGGGATGTAGATTTTAGATCATTTATAGCAACTGCTCAAGGAATAGTCGAATCTACAGATTTATCGGTTCATCCTGTAGCGCAACCTTGGTATAATGGAACAGGAACATTTTTAGATGTACCTCAAACAACAGATGGTGCTATATGGTATTCACCTAATTTTAAAGGTTCTATAGCCTGGTCTTCAAGTGGAACAGATAATACAAATCATTATGTAACTAGTTCATATAATTCAGCATCAGTAGCTGCTGGTGGTGGTTCTTGGTATCATAGTGGATCAGATGGTACCTTATATGCTGTAACACAATCATTTGATACTAGAAGTGAAAAAGATTTAAAAATAAACGCTAAAACAGTTGTATCATTATGGTACAGTAGTTCATTAGGTGTACCTGCT